TTTGTCAGACAACACGCCGGGAAGCTTGAGCGGTTGGGCTGCGCTTGGCGTTAAGAGGATATTAAACGCTGCGACTGCCGGCGCGTTCAATGAACGTGCTCAGCGGATTATGCTTGACCAAGCAAAGATGCTCACGGCGCGCGGCATGACGCGGGACCAGATCGCTCAAGAAATGCTTGCCCTTGCAAGTCAACGGAAGCTGACGGCACAGCAAAAGGCAAATATCATTTACTCGATTGACCGTCTGACCCGTGGGGCTCCAGTGGCGGCTTCTGAGTACGTTTCAGGCGGCCAGTAATCCAGTCTCTGATCTTGTAAAAGTCTGCGCGGTCTGCCTCGTCACCAACGATCCAGGCCAGCCCTACGGGCACCGCTATAGCGATCACGCCAAATAGTAGCCAGTTTGTGTCTAGCACGCTTTTCAGTGCGCTGCCGTAGGCCAGGCCAAAGGCTACGAGGAACAGCAAGAACAAGAGCCGTAGTCCGTTCAATTCCAATCCTCCAAGGAACTCTAGCACATGACCGATTCCGTTGCTGTCTTCCCGCCCGGGTTCCGTGTACTAGACGCGCTCGGAGATCCCGTTGCCGGCGCGACAATCGAATTCTACAACGCTGGCACGACAACGGCCAAGACCGTCTATCTCAACAACGCTCTCACAACTTCTCTCGGGTCAACTGTCTACTGCGATTCGGCCGGGCATCCTGTAGCGGGAAGCGGTTCCACCACAAAAGTGCTCATTTACACGGGCACTGCCGATTATAAGTGCATCATCAAGGACGGGTCCGGCGCCGTTCTCGCGACGTTTGACGATGTGAAAGGCGCGGCCGTTGCAGGTAGCAGCGGAGGCGGCGGGTCTTCCGGCATCACGCAATCTGCGGCCGATCTCCGCTACGTGCGCAACGCCAATGCTCTGAGCGCGGCGGCCTCTCTTGATGGTACGGACATAATCCCGATCTGGGATACGGGCTCGCTTTCCAATCGAGGTATCACCTACAGCGCTTTCAAAACCGATCTTGTCTCGGAAATGAAAGCCGACGGCAACATGTTCGGAACTGGCACGCGATGCCTTTTCCAACAGACGAGCGCGCCCACGGGTTGGACCAAGGTTACGACCTATGACGACTATGCACTGAGGTTGACGAGCGGTGCAGTAGGCGACGGCGGCAGCGTCGATTTTACGACCGCGTTTGCTAGCAAGTCTTTGTCTGGCACGGTCGGAAGTACAACGCTAACAGAGGCGCAGATCCCAGCCCACGATCACGATTTTACAGCGGCCCTTGACGGGACTGGCACCTACAGCCTGAGCGGTGGCGGTAACTTCGATATCTCGCAGGGGCTGACCACGGCGACGGCCGGCGGCGGCGGGTCTCACACTCACAGCTTGACCATGACTGCCCTTAATCTTGCTGTGCGGTACGTCGATTTGATCTTGGCCAGCAAGACATGACGTTGACCAGTATCCCAGACGAAAAGCGCCAGTGTCACCGCTGCGGGTTCGAAAAAGGGTGCCGCAATCTCGTGTTGTCGGGCGCGTGTAACCGTTGGTCAAAGATCGACGGCGTGCACCCGCAGACAGGCGCCCGGGTTGAGAAGTGGGCCTGCATTGACGACCACGTGCCGTTGCTTCTCCTCGACATCGGAAAACTGACACGAGAGGCGGGAGCGGCAACCGAAACGCTCCGCAATGAAATGGTGCGGATAGCTCAACAGCAGCCCCCCGCAAATCCACCTAACATCTATGAGGGTTCGCCATGCGCGCTTCCATCGTCACCCCCGACAACCGCGTCACTCTTGACGGACGGCGGGTCAAAATCGACCTCGCGAAATACGGTGCCCTTGCTGGAATCCACGCCATCACAGCCGACACGGAACGGGACCGCTGCGAAATCGAGTACGCAGAAGTTGACCCGGACGGGCCGGGGCCGCTCCCGTCCTTCAAGCCCCCCAACGAGTTGATCGACGCTGCGACGTTCTTCTCGCGGTTCGGAAAAGTCATTGAGGATGCAGGCAACGCGCCGGATGAAGTCAAGCCGCCGCGTCCTGTGACGGCTCCTGGCGCTCCTCCCGTCGATCTCATGCCGGAAGTGGCGCGAGCGATCGCGGCGCTTGATGAGCGGCTTCGCAGTGTCGAGAGGTTCCGCGATGCAATGGAGGCTGAGGCCAAAGACGTAGCGGCAAGGGGGGAGTGATGAAAATCAGCGATGAAGGCCTGAGGCTGATCAAGAGCTTCGAGGGCTACCACACGAGGCTTAAGGACGGGTCTTGTGCGGCTTACCTATGCCCGGCCGGTGTCGCAACTATCGGGTTTGGCTGCACGGAAGGCGTCAAGCTCGGGATGGTTTGGAGTGAGGCCGAAGCGGAAGCGGCCCTTTTGCGCGAGATTGCGAAGTTTGAAGACGCTGTGAGCAGGAACGTGACAGTCGAGATCAACCAAAACGAATTCGATGCCATGGTGTCGCTTGCCTACAATATCGGGGCCGCTGCGTTTGGTAGGTCTACTGTACTAAGGCGGCTGAATAAGGGCGATAGGGCGGGGGCTGCAAAGGCTTTCAACCTGTGGAACAAGGGCGGAGGCCGCGTTCTTGCCGGTCTCGTCTCGCGGCGCATGCGCGAATCTGCGCTGTTTCTAAAGCCGGCTGCAAAGCCTGACGATCCGATCATGCCTCAGGCTGTGACGGCATCGAAAGAACCTCCCAAGCCCGCAACCGTCGCGGTCGGAACGTGCGCCGCTGGTGGTCTCGCGCTGCCGTTCATCCCCTCGATACCAGCCCCGCCGCTTGATGCTGTTTCAAGTGTTGCCGGATGGCAGAATGCAGCGGAAACCGTGCGCAACTTCACCTCTTCGCCTGCGATGTGGATCGCAATTTGTGGTATACTGATTGCTGTGGCTTTGCCGTGGATGAAAGAGAGGTTTTCATGATCCTCACATTCCTAGCCTCCCGGCTTGGGCAGGGCTTCGTTATCGTTATCGCGTTGGTACTTGCGTTGATCGTCAACAACGCGCACCAGCGCTCCATTGGGGCTGAGAAGGTGGTCGCGAAAATCGAGAAGGCCACCAATGAAAACGTCAAGAAAGCTGACGCCGCTCGCCGCTCTGTTGACGGCGTTCCTGTTGAGCGGTTGCGGGACAAGTGGACTCGTGACTGACGGAAGCTGCAAGATTTTCAAACCGATCAGCAGCAGCACAAGGGATACAACTCAAACCCGCCGGGAAGTGGTCGCGCATAATCGAGTGTACGGCGCCGTCTGCAAGGGCACGTGAGATGAATGGGCAATCGCAAACTCTTCCCCAAGTATCCGGCCGAATGGTCCAACCACCCGGACGTTCTCAACCAGCGCGTTGGAGCGATCGAGGAACACCTCGAACAGTACCCCCAATTGAGCAGCGCTTCAGAGGGCCTATTGATCCCGCTGGGAGTGGTCGCCCTTCAAATCCTTTCGGCCCTATCCCTGGTATCACCAGAAGTGAGAGACGCGGCGCTGCAAAGGCTGCTCGGTCACTGATCATGCACCCGGCTAACTTAACTCTGGCGTTTGTTCTTGTATCGTCTGCTCTTGCCAGCCTCTTGATTGACGCCCTGAGCGGAAACGGCATCGTGAAAATCAACCTGATTTGGTGGGTCTAAATGCCAACAACCCCTTACAACCGCGCCGGCCCAGGACAGCCCATCCCGTCTTATGACGATTGGAACTTGCAGCACCGTGGCACCATGGCCCCGTGGGGCGTGTACGAGAAAGACGGGCAGACCGCGAGCGGGTTTGCTTGGCCCGCGATGGTGACATCTCCGCTTGAGGCTGCGAACAGGTTCTTCAGCCCTGGCGGCGGGTTCGAGAACCTCCCCAATCCTCAGAGCGAGGCAGACCTTCTTGAAATCATGCTCAGCGGCTACGGAGGTAACGCCCTTAGCGGTACGGTGAAGGGCGCTGCTGCTACAAACGCTCTTGCTGATGCTGGGAGAATTGGCCTTAGGGACTACGGCAAGGCCGCCTACAAAGAGTTGCGCTATGCCGACGAACCCTCAGTCCTTCCTCAAGACAAGGCAGACATTTGGAATCAGATCGCAGGCTATCAGCACAAGAACATGCTTGCTGGCCACACCATCAGGGCACAACGCAGCTTGCTCGACAACGGCATAGAGAACGCCAACGAGCACGGTCTTTCTCCTATAACTCGTGACGATTCCAGCTATCTAAATGCACTGATGAGGCAGCAAGATCAGCCATCCTCTGGCTTGGTGGATGACGCAGCGCTTCGCGCATCCGACGAGGCACGCTACGATGATCTTGTGCGCCGTTCGTTTGAGAGGTTCGGCAAGCACTACGAGGCGCTAAGCCCAGAGCAGACCCGCGTCATTCGTGACGGCGCTATGAACAGGTCTGCCTTCACCGTCATTGATGGGGGGCTTCTCTCAGACACCGGCCGCCCCAACCCTATAGGGAGTGCAATCGGCAGTGCTCTAGATATGAGCCCAGAGGCAAGACTAGCACGGGCTAGAGATATGGGGTTTGATACGGATAGGGTGCTGTATCATGGAACAGAATCAGGACCGTTTGATGCGT